ACGTTGGAACCTCTTTGGCAACAAACACAGCAATTACTGATTTTGCTGACTTGTCTTTTGTTGGAGTAACTTTAACAGCAAGAGGTGCATTAATTTATAATGATACTGCATCTGGAGATCCAGGAGTAGCTGTATTAGATTTTGGCGGTGATAAAACTGCAAGTAACGGAACTTTTACAATTCAGTTCCCAGCTTTTACAACGAGTGCAGCAATATTGAGAATCGCATAATTTAGGAGGGAGCCGGTGCTATGGCAAATTACACATATACCGTAACCGTAGCATCAGGCGACCTGTATGGCGGTGGCACTGGTAACGTCTTCTATCTTGATGGTGTAAGAAATTCTACTGGCCCTGGTACATTACCTTGGGTTAACGGTGGAACGTTAAGATTAGACCAGAGTGACAACACAAACGATGGTCACCCATTAGTTTTTTCTACAAACACTAGCACGTCTGGAATTATTTCTTCAGGTATAACTTACTATCTTGATGGAGCTAGTAACCAAGCAAACTATACCAACACAACTACATTTAACGCAGCTACAAATCGATACATTGAGATAACTCCTGCATCCGCTTCAGATTTTTATTATCTTTGTTACGTGCATGGAATTGGTATGGGTGGTATTTTTGATATCACAACAAGCACGTGGGGCGCTTTAGATTGGGGAGATGGAATTTGGGGCGATGCGTCAAGTTCAGGAGCTGAAGTAACAGGTATTTCTGCAAGCACTACGTTAGGTGAACTCTTACAAGCAGGTCCTGGCGAAGGTTGGGGTGCTAATGCGTGGAACGAAGGTGCTTGGGGTATAGCAGGTTCAGTATTAGCTGGATCACAAGTTTTAAATTCATCCGTTGGAGATGTTACAGTTGATGCCAAAGTAGAAGTGGGTTGGGGCCGAGGCGGCTGGGGTAATAGAGTATGGGGCGATACATATTCAGCCTTAGCTCAGGGACAATCAATGTCAACAAGCATTGGTGGTGTTTCTGTTCAAGTTGATTTTAATGCAGTGCAAAATGGTTTAGATTTATTGACCATTACACAAGGTTTAAATTCTATTCAGGTAGATGGTAATGTTTCTGTTTTTGTTGGTGAGGATGCATTACAATCTTCTTTAGGCACAACAGCTTTAGATCAAACAACTGTAGAGCAAGTATCTGGTCAGTCTTTATCTGGATCTGCAGGTCAAGTTGTTGCTGGTTTAAAAACTCCTGTAGATTTAGTTGGTAGTGTATCGGCCACAGTAAGTTTAGGCACGATAACTTTAGTTCAAACAACCACTGAAGTTGTCTCAGGACAAGCAATGACTACAGCCATGGGATCTGCTGTTGAGATACCAGGTCAACAGGTTGGAGTCGGTTCACTGGGTGTAGAACCAAGAGTAGGAAGTATCGCATCTGTTGTTGGTAACGTAAATATTAGCTTAACTGGTATAGGGTTGACAGCAAGTATTGGTGCGGTTAAGGTAACTGCATGGCAAGAGATCGAGCCAGGAGTAAATAATAGTTGGACTGAGGTTGATCTAGCTGCTTAATTAAGTTAACATAGGAAATATATGGCATCAAATTTTTCTGCAGATTTAAAATTGGAGTTAATGACGACTGGTGAAAATGCCGGTACGTGGGGTGATAAAACTAATACTAACTTACAATTAATTCAACAAGCAGTAGCAGGATTCGAACAAGTAACACTATCTAGTGGTGGTACCTTAGCACTCGTTATGTCAAACGCTGCATTATCAAACGCTAGAAACATGGTAATTAAGTTTGCAACAGCTTCAATTGCTGCAAGCACAGTTTGTACTATACCTGACTCAATAGAAAAATTTTATATCTTTGATTGCACAGGATTAACTAACCCAACAAATTTAACAATTAAAACTGCTTCAGGAACTGGTTTTTCACCTGACAGAGCAGCCATCTTTGCAGCTTATTCTGATGGAACAAATTTAAAAGAAATATCTTTAGACACATTAGGTGGAACAATCCAAGCCGCACAAGTTGGAGCAAACGCAATTCTTACAGCCAACATATCAAACGCAAACGTGACGACTGCTAAAATCGCAGACGATGCTGTAACTTTTGCTAAATTCCAACACTCAACTGCTGCAAACAGAGTAGTTGGAGCGGCAACTGCTGGAGCATTTGGTGAAGTTCAAGTAGCTACAGACATGATAGCAGATGATGCCGTAAATGCTGACAAACTGGCTAACACAACTGTAACAGCTGGAACTTACACATTAGCAACTTTAACTGTAGATGCTCAAGGAAGATTAACTGCTGCCTCTTCAGGCGCAGTATCAGCAGGATCGTTTTGGCCTTCAGATTCATTCGGCACAGCAGCGAGAGGTGACCACGGTGGCGGGACAGATTCAGGAAACTTCACAGCAGATACGAATACAAGTAAATTAGCTATCTTAGCAATAGGTGGTGGACCAGGATCAGCTCCTGGATACAGAAATCATCACACAGGTCAAATTGGTGGATGGGGCTACATTGTAACAAACACAATTTCACATCCATACACTGCTGCTTACGCGATCGGAACTGCTGGGACTTCTACGGGCCCAACTGGAAACCCTGGAAACGCAACGACATGGAATACAAATGAAATCGTAGCTAACGGAGCTACCGGCTCAGGACCGTTTATAACAAGAGATTCTGGAACAGTGGCTACAAACATCGGAACAATTGTTTCTGATTTAAGATTATTTCAACCTTACTACAGAGGCCCTGCACCAAGTGATGCAAGTTACATGTTTCCAAAAGCACCTTTGATATCAAGCCAAGCTAAAAATTTAGGAGCTGAATCTGCAGCAGGCGGGATTCAAGTTTGGGAACAAAAAACAGGAAGTTAATAAATGGCATACGCAATAATACATAAACAAGTTGGAATCTTAAGACCTTTACAAAAGATTGCTATGACAGAGTCTGAAATAGATGATGTTTGTGATAACGTAAGAGAACATTATAATATTGTTAATATTTCAGATGAACAAGCTAATCAGCTTTTAAGAGAAGAAAAATTAGTACAAAGTTACGATGGATCTACTTTAAATATTATTGACTGGCCTGCAGAGGAATGGATGACTTGGACTGCAGATACACTTAATGAACATAAAAATATGTTGTTAAGACAATATCAAATTACATTAGGTAACGATTATGTTTCTGATGCACATAGAGCCAAAGTTGAAGAGTCAATAACAGCTTTAGAAGCTTTTGATTTAAGTAGCATGGGATCATTTAATTACGGCTTCCACAAAAAACTAGAAGAGATGGGTGTTACCAATATCCTGCACCAACTTAGAACCTAGTTGACTTCCAAAAGGCAATGTGTAAAAAGGAGCTATGTTCGAGAACATAGTTGAATTTCAATCCACAGAAGAATATGTAAATTCAGAAAGTGAAAAAGAAGTTTTCCCTGTACCAATTAAAAAAAATATACCAGATTGGTTTAAAAAGCTTAATCATTCAATTCAAGATAAAACTGTAAAGGGTTGTATACCTTTTTTAGATACTTTGGTCTCAGGTTACTTATTAAAAAATCCACAAGATTTAATGATTCGTCATGGCTTTGATGAAGAAAAGGATGGCGTTGTTAAAAAGAATACAAGAACAGAAACACCATTAAATTTAGGTTTAAGTTCACCAATCGATGGAAGTTTAAATTTGCAATCAAGATACGATCAACCAGGTCAAATGCAAGCTCACCATCAAGTGGGAGATTGGCCTAAAATAAAAAAACAAGTTGGTGGCCCTGTTTGTAAATTTACAATACCTTGGGTAATTAAAACTCCACCAGGATATTCTTGTTTGTTTTTACCTTTATTGAATAACAATGATGAAAGATTTGAAATAATACCTGGAATAGTAGATACAGATACATATAAAAACCCAGTTAATTTTCCTTTTATACTCAATGCACAAGGCAAAGATTTACCTATTGATATAATAATAAAAAGAGGTACACCTATTGTTCAAGTCTTTCCTTTTAAAAGAGAGAGTTGGAAAATGAGAATAAAAGGTGTTGCATCAAAAAAATTAAGTTTTGATTTTGGTATTATGAACTCTAGATTTATTGATAATTATAAATTAGGTTACTGGAAAAAGAAAAGTTATAAATGAATATAAGAGATTTTGTAAAATATTATGATAATGTTGCTAAAGAGCATGTTTTAAAAAATTTTTTAAATTATGCAAAAAATACTTCTTATGATGTAGCTAATGTTGGAGCTAATTTAAAAGGTGAGGAATTAAAAAAAATAAGAAACACTGAGATTAACAACATGGAGAATATTGCTAGACTAGCCTCAGCTCCTGATCAACTAGAAATGAGTAAAAACCAAAACCTAACAGGTATACATTGGAATAATGTCATTCAGAATATTATTACATTAACAAACTTAAAATACGTATCTGATTTAAAATTACCTCACAATCCTGTTAGTGAAATTGAAAATACAACTTTGTTAAAATATCAACCAGGTGGTCATTATATATTACACGTAGATTATGCTACACAATTTAAAAGATGTTTAAGTTTTATTATGTTTTGTAATGATGACTTTGAGGGTGGTAATTTAGTTTTTTCTGATCCCGATCATACTAATGATAATTTTATAATAAAACCTAAAAGGAACAGAGTGGTAATGTTTCCAAGTAATTTTTTATATCCACATAAAGTAGAAGAAATTACTAAAGGTGAAAGGTATACAATAGTATCATGGCTAGTTTAGAAAAGTTTTTAGATATTGATCCAAGCCAAAACGCTATGAGAAAGTATGTGGTTGTCAAAGACTTTCTTAACGAACAAGATAAAAAATTATTTTATTCTTATGCTAAATTACTACATCAAGAAAACAAAACCTCTTTTGATGGAGATAATGATAGTTTAGCTGAGACATTGATAAATGGTAATTTATTTTTTGATTGTCTCTTAGAGAGCAAAAGAAAATTACTAGAAGAAATATCCGGAAAAAAATTACTACCCTTAATTTCTATAATGAAAGTTTATATAAATAAATCAACTCAAAAACCTTATCGAGAATCACCACATAGGCAACTTACATGTCAAATAAATTTAGGTACAGATAGCGAATGGGAAACTAAAATTGATGATGAAACATTAAATTTAAAACCTGGCGATGCAATGGTTTATTGTGGGAATATGTATCAATGTGAAAAATTAGGTCCTTTGAAAGGTGATCATTATATAAATCTTGATTTAATGTATTGTGAAGATACACCAGCAAATAAACAATTTGTGTTTGATTGTAGGAGTCGTCTAGGTGCTCCTTGTGCATAATAACACTAAATGATATAAGCAAATATGACTTTTAAACAATACGAAGATGGTAGTTGTGACTGGTTGTTTTCAGACGATGAGATAAAAATCTTAAATAAAAACGGTAAGTTCGTTTTAACACCAGAATCATTCAAAGCGGTTGCAAATGACTTAATTAGGATAGTGGCTGATTTTCAAAGAAAATTTCCTGAACAGGTTAAAAAACAAAACAATCATAGCTTTGAAGTTGATTTATCGAGCTAGTTTATAACCCCTAAGAAAAATGGTATAATTTGCCATGACTTTAGCCAAAGTAAGAATAGCACCTGGATTTGATAAACAATCCACACCTTCTGATGCAGAAGGCAGATGGGTTGATGGAGATAATGTTAGATTTAGATACGGTGAACCTGAAAAGATTGGTGGTTGGGAAGCTTTAGTAAACGATAAAATTGTAGGGGCTGCAAGGGCTCAACACGTTTGGGCTAATACAGATGGAAAAAGATTTGCTGCCATAGGCACTGATAAAGTTTTAGTAATTTATTATGAGGGTGCTTTTTATGATGTCACTCCGCTTGAAACAGATAACTTTCAAACAGGTGGAAATATTACAACGACTAACGCATCCACGACAGTTACCATCACGACTTCAGGGTCTCATAATTTAGAAGTCGGTGAGATTACTACGTTTGCAAATGCAGGATCCTTTAATGCTGCACAGACCGGTTTCACTGCAGCAGATTTTGATGATAAAGTTTTTGAGGTACAATCAGTTCCGACAACTACTACCTTCACTATTACTATGCCCTCTGCTGAGACAGGATCAGGGACAACGAACAACGGAACAATAGACGTTCACCCTTATGAACCTGTTGGACCACTTAATGCATCTTACGGATATGGTTGGGGAACATACCTTTGGAGCGGTAGAACTGTAGCTCAAGTTACAACTACGATGAATAACGGAGGCACACTAGCTTCTGGAACAACTTCGCAGGTAATTTTAACAGATGCCTCTAGTTTTCCTAACTCAGGCACAATTAGAATAGGATCGGAAGATATAACTTACGCCTCAAAAACAAGTAACACTTTAGAAACTTTGGGTAGAGGAGCAAACGGAACCTCACCTGCAAATCACTCAGATGGATCGACTGTAACAGATATAACATCTTACATCGGCTGGGGCGATGCTTCATCCTCAAGCACTGTAACCATTGATCCTGCAAACTGGTCATTAGATAATTTTGGGAATATTTTAATAGCTACAGTGCACAACGGTAGAACTTTTACTTGGGATGCGTCTCCAACAAATGCATTACAGACAAGAGCCACTCTTGGAACTGGACAGCCAACAAGATCTGTTATGACAATCGTTTCAGATAGAGACAGACATTTATTTCACCTTGGCACTGAGACAACAGTGGGAACCTCCACTTCGCAAGATAAAATGTTTATAAGATTTTCTGATCAAGAAACAACAAGTGATTATGCTCCAACCTCAACTAATACCGCAGGAACTTTTAGGTTGGATGACGGGACTGAGATAATAGGTGCCTTCAAAGGTAAAGATTATATTTTAGTTTTAACAGACACAGCTGCATACGAAATGCAATTTGTTGGTCCACCTTTCACCTTTTCAATAAGAAAAGTAGGATCTAATAATGGTTTATTAGGACCACACGCAGGGGTGTTTGCAAATGGTGCAGTTTATTGGATGGGTAAAACAGGTGGCTTTTATGTTTATGATGGAACAGTAAAACAACTACCTTGTTTAGTTGAAGATTTTGTTTTTAGAACTGATGGAAATAATCTAGGTATTAATTTTACATCAGGAAAAACTGTTTACGCTGGTATAAATGAATTGTTCAAAGAAATAAATTGGTTTTATGCTAAAGCAGGATCTAGCGTAATTGATAGAGTTGTAACCTACAATTATGCGGAGAATGTTTGGACTACAGGCACATTAGATAGGACGACCTGGTATGGCTCAACAGTTTATGAAAAACCTTACGCGACTGATTTTAACTCTAGTGATGCACCTACATTTCCTGTAATCTCAGGTGTATCTAACGGGGCAACAATTTATTACGCACATGAGGTAGGTGTAAATCAATTAAACGGAGATGGCAGCACAACAGCAATATCGTCATTTATAAAATCAGGAGAGTTTGACCTGAATGGTAATGCTGGAGTGCCAGGAGATGGAGAATTTTTAATGAGTGTGAAAAGATTCTTACCTGACTTCAAAAGAATTAGTGGTAATTCACAGGTAACTATTTTCTTAAATGAATTTCCGCAAGGATCTACTGCAGCTTCAAGTCCTCTTGGACCATTTACAGTTTCTTCAAGCACAACAAAAATTGACACTAGAGCGAGAGCAAGATTAGCTGCTGTACAAATAGAATGTTCTCAGATAGATGAGAGCTGGAGATATGGAACATTTAGATTTGATGTTAGAGTTGATGGAAGAAGATAATGGCAAAGATAACAATACAGATACCAGAACCTAAACCTCAATATTCTCAGGAAGACCAAAGGCAAGTCTTACAAGCTTTAAGAACCTTACAATCTCAGTTGAACTTCTCATATGGGAATGATATAAAAAATGATGCAGACGCATTTAACTATTTTTTATCATGACAATACAATATAAAAATCAAGGAATTAATTTAACAACGACTGGCACTACCTCTGTTTTGTCTTGTCCAACAAGTGCAACTTTTTTAGTAAAACAAGTACAAGTAGATAATTCTAGTGGGGCTCCAGTAAATTTATCAGTTCAAGTAACAGATACTTCAGCATCTACGACTTTTTCAATATCAAGAAAAGCGATAGCCGCAAATACTGTTTCTAGTATTATAACCGAAACTCTAGTGTTAGAGGGTGGAGACATATTAAAAATGACAGCTGGTACAGCTAATGAAATACAAGGTATAATATCTTACGCACAACTGGACAGATCTCAAGAAAACGGTTAAACATGTTTTATGTTAGATAATAGATTTGAAAAATGTGAAAAAGTCTTTACTCTAGGATACCATGTTGGACAATTTAAAATGCCTAAAGAATATGTTGATTTACTTAATGTAGATTTTGATGAGCATTTAAGAAAAAAAAGTTTACCCTCGCATAGTAAAAGTTTAGCAGGTGAAGTAAAAGATGAGTGGAACGTTACTAATATACTCAATAAAGCTGTCTTAGAATTTTTTAATGGATGTGTACAAACCTATATTGCAAACACATCGCAAAAACATCATGCAAGAGGATATACACTTTATATGAATTCTTGTTGGATAAATGATCAAGTAGAAAATGAATACAACCCATTACACATACATCATGGTAGAGGACCTTTAGGTTTAAGCTCAGTATTATTTTTAAGAGTCCCAGAATCTATAACCAATGCTAAATCTACAAATCCATCTGAAGAACCTAAAGATGGTAGATTAGAATTTATTTCTCAAATGGGTGATGTTTATGGTAATCCAACAGCTTTAATAACTCCTAAAGTAGGTGATCTATATATTTTTCCTTATAATTTACATCACACTGTTTATCCATTTAAGGGTCAAGGTATTAGACGATCATTAAGTTTTAATGTAGATACACCTTTAAATAATGGCTAAGAAAAAATCTATATTTGGCCCTAGTAATTATGTAAAGCGAACTCCAAAAAAAAGACCTGGAAGGCATAATAAGAGTTGGTCTAAAAGAATTCCTAGAAGAAAACGTAGTCGTGGACAGGGACGTTAATATATTGTAAACAAAGCATATGATTCAAAACAAAATTAAATGTGAAACTAAAACTATTTATCGAAGTATGAAAACTGGAGATAGATATGAAACTAAAGAAGCTTTCTTACAAAATCATCCTGAAGAGGATCTAGCCACTGACATAGAAGTGCAAGTGCCAGATCTTCCTATCTTTAGTAAAACAAAAAAATAATGGAACCATTAGGCGGAACTGAATTACAGTACCAATTTTTAAAAGAGCACGTATCTGAAAAGTTACTTGAACGATTTGAAATTTGTTTATCAGTGCCAGGCAGAACTCCGTTAGCAGCTAATAAGATAAATATACTTTGGCAAAAGATGGCTCCTGATCAACCACACTTTCAAGAATTTTTTAGAAATGAAAATTCAATTAATCAATATGATTATTATGTATTTAATAGTCATTGGAACTATGAGCAATTTAGAAAGACATTCAAAAT